AAAAAAAGAAAAAATTAAAAAAAAACAAAAACTATAATTTAAATATAAAGAAATATTCAAATTATGGGATCTTCTCAATCAATACAAAAAATAAATTTTGAAGATATGCAGATAGCTTGTAAAAATCCAGAGATTTATTTACTTATAAATACAATCAATGAATCAGAACAGGATTGTTTAATAATAAATACGATAAATGCAAATAAAGAGGAGCAATTGATTAATCACCACATGTATTCTAGCAAGCGTATTCGGATTATTATTTATGGTCGCAACTCAAACGATGAAAAAATATTCATAAAATATACTCAATTAATAAAACTGGGATTTACAAACGTGTTTATTTATTTGGGAGGATTGTTTGAATGGTTAATGCTTCAAGATATTTATGGATATAATGAATTTCCAACAACAACAAAACAATTGGACTTTTTAAAATATAAACCTCCACAACGATTAAATATTTCGTTAATTGAAAATTAAAAAACCTGTTTAAAGTCAATTTTATTAATAACAATAATAATATTATTAATGAAAAGTTATTTTCTTGATATATCACCTCAAAAAAACAGTGGGTTTTGTAATCAAATATATTCAATTCTTTACACGTGCGGGCATGCATTGCGAAATAATATACAGTTTATTTTTATTGGAAAATATTTAAAAGCAATAAACACACAAAATTTCTGCAATGTAAGTGACGTCATTGACTTGAATGCAACAAATCAATTTTTAAAAAATTATAACGTTTTTTTAGTTGATTATCATAATTTTTCATTTACAATTCTTGATGCCAAATATGGAGTAGATAATATGTGCATTGATGTTACCAACGAGATTAAAAAATATTGCGAAAATAATAAATTTTATATCAGCACAAACGTTAATTTAAATAGTTTAACTGAAGACCCTGTTAAGTTTTTTAAAGACAAATTTTTTGTTTCGTTGAATCGCAATCAGTTAAATTTATACATAACGTATTCAATTAATAATATTACGTTTCAAGAAATATATGAACAACAAAACGGGTATTTAAAAAAAAACATTGTGTATGATCTTGAAAATGGAATATTTCAACCATCTCTGCGAATACATAATGATTTATCTGCATTTAGTGCATCATTTTTAAAAAATATTGTATTTAATAACGAGATTATTAGCAAGGCAAATGCATACATTGAACAAATTATTGGAGACGATAAAAATTGTAAAATAAATTGCATTCATTTGCGATTAGAGGATGATGCTATTGAACATTGGTCTAAGGAAAATAATATGAATCCAATATTATTTAAATTTATTATTGAACAAAAATATATTGCAGAAATACAAAACAATATAGACAAAGATGACACAACGATTATTTTGTCACACAATTATAATAATAAAGTTATAGAATTTTTAACAGAAAATAAATATAAATACGTTTTAACACCTAAAATGGATGAAAACCGCGATGTTGCTGCCATGTATGATATGCAAATTGGTCAGCATTGCAATAACGTTTTTATACTTGTATATGATTCTAGTTTTAGTTATACATTGCTTTATAGAATGAATGAGCCAAATAAAATAAAACCAATACAATTATTTTATATTCTTCAGTAATCCATCATTACTCAATGCGTCGGCTCGTTTGTTATTTTGCCGATAAACGTGCTGATATTCTATTTTTTCAAATACGGTCGCCAATAATTTTGCATTTTTGTGTAATTCTATCAAATTACTAGAATTCACCTTGTATTCACCTCGCATCTGTTTGATTACTAATTGGCTGTCACCTTTTACGAATAATGTTTTTATATGCGGTTGATTTGCTGCATGGTTGAGCCCAAGTATTAATCCTGTATATTCGGCCAAATTATTTGTTACTTTATTTCCAACAAAAACGCAGTCTGACCAAATTTCTTCATCATTTTTATATAATACGGCTCCTGCTCCACCTGGACCAGGATTACCTTTGCTGCAACCGTCAAAATATAAAACATAAATATCATTTATTTCAGAATCCTTCACTAACGTTACGGATTCCAGTCGCTCACCTATACGGCTCGCTTCATATTTTGAAGAATTGTCAAACTTTTTTACAAATGGCAGTTTCATTGCAGGCGAAAACATGATGGTTTTATAATATATTTATACTTGTATTTATACTTATATTTATATATCAATTTTTAATGATATAAATATAATTTTGAGTAAATTAATAAATATAATAAACTATTATAAATATGCTGTTTAACAAATTTTGGTTTTCTCTCTTTGTTGGTTTCGCAACATTAGTAAATTCGGATACACAATGCCCCGTGGTTCCAACAACACCAGCAAATAGAATTTCTAGTGGTTCTTCCACATTCAAGATAATGCAATATAATATAGAATGGTTTTTTGTTGATTATTATAGTGCAGCAGATTGTCCCGGAGATGGTTGCAGTTGGAAAAATTCAACAGACGCGACAACTCACGTTGATTACGTTTCAAAAGTTATTGCGGATTTGAATCCAGATATTATTAATTTTTGCGAGGTTGAAGGTTGCGATGAATTAAATATATTAGTATCTAAATTGGGGTCAAATTTTGGTTATAAACCCTACTTAAAAAAAGGCACTGATACTGCAACTGGGCAGAATGTAGGAATGATAACGCGTATAGATCCAAAAACTGATTTACAAAGCTCGGAAGAAAAAGTAAGCTACCCAATTAGTGGGTCTAAATGCGGATATACAGGCGCCCCTTCAACTACAGGAGTAAGCAAACATTATTTCACAGAATATTACTGGTATGGACGAAATGTATTGTTTGTTGGGACGCATTTAAAAGCATTTCCAACAGACCCTACATCCTGTGCTCAGAGAGAAGGGCAAGCACAGATTCTTCAGAATATTATTTATGAATATTTTACCAAAGGATATGAAATAATAGTGCTAGGAGACTTTAATGATTTTGATGCCGAAGTAATGGATGCAAATAATAATAAACCCACGTCACATGCATTAGATATAATAAAGGGAAAATTTGGAACATATTCTGGAAAATATGAGCTAAAAACTGCGGAAGAAAAAATTCCACAGAGTCTGAGATTTTCTGATTGGTGGGATAAAAATGACAATTGCGTCTCAACACCCGATGAATTTTCACTAATAGACCACATTTTGCTTACGCCTTTTTTAAATGATAAAATCAAAAAAGCATATATATACCAAGGTTATACCGAATTTTGTGGCACATATAATTCAGATCATTATCCAATGATTATTGAGCTGGACGGAAATATCTAAATATACTCACATATTTCTGTCGTATATGTGTCATCTTCCTTTTTAACAACTTTAAATGGTTTCCCGCATCCAAAAATGAGGTTTTTTGTAATAAGCTCATCGCAAATTTCCTTTGATGCATGAGGATCTATTTGTTTTCCAATATTTTTAATAATACCATGACGAAAAATATGACAATTTAATTTTTCAATAATAATACTATTTTTGCAATGAGGACACTCAACAATTATTTCGGTTGCAGACATATATAAATAATATAACTAAAAAATTTTATATTATTTTATGGATAAACATAATAAACAAATCTACTCAATAGACAATCTACAAGGACAATGTTGTTTCTAGCGGACCAAACTCTTCAAGCGTGTAAATAAATTGTTTGACATTATAAATCCACACTCCTAGAATGTCAGAATTTTCATAAATATCAACGTTTCCATCTAACGTCAGGATTGGCGAATCAGACATAACAGACATCATATAGTCATGATAATTATTACAATTTTGCAAATAGTCTAGAGGAATGCAATCTTCTCCCTCTCTAGAGCGCTTCGTAATTCTTTGATGACAAATCTCAGGAAGAGTATTCACATAAATCAATCCAGCAACTGGAAATTCTTGTGCAAACGTGTCAAACCATTTTCTATATATTTGGAAATTAACATCCTCAATTTTATTATCATCATACAACATTTGAGCAAATACATATTTATCGGTGTCCAAACTACGCTCTGTAATAAATACCGTTGCTTGTGGATTTTCTGCGACTGCATTTTTAAAAGCAGCAAGCCTGGAAATATATGCCATCATTTGAAATGGGAATGAATATCTTTCTTGATTGCCGTAGAATTTTTGCAACATTGTGCAGCCATTGGCGTCCTTAATTTTTTCCCATTCCTCCACCGGTTCTTTCAAAAAGACAACATTTTGATTATCTTTTAGTGATGTTTTTAGGTTTGCAAGCAGAGTAGATTTCCCAGAACCAATATTTCCCTCAATGGAAACAAACCTTTTTGGCCTTAATGTTGTCATTTCTGTTATAATGGATATATGTTTTTTTAAGCTATTTCAATGAATCAATTTTTATTTTATTTGAAAATAAAATTGATTATCAAATATAAAGATATACGTATATTAATACTAATCAGAATCAGACATGGATCTCACTCAACGAAAGCTTAACCGGTCAGAATGGGAATCCATTGAGGTTCCTGTTTGCAGCGAAGAAAAAGAAGTCCTTCAACTAATAGTTGATGGCACTTCAGATGTTAATATAAAATATAATAAATCTATTTCACTTCTTTCATACCTGAAGGTGGAAAATAATGCGGAAATGGAAGATTATCTATACAATAAATATTTTGATGCAAAAATAAAGAAAATAAAAACAGCCAGCGGTTCCAGTGGAGAAGTTTTGTCAATAAATGTAAATAGTAATCCCAAAATTAAAAAGGCTGATTTATTTCGGCTTGAAAAAAATGAGGTGTCAAGAATTCCAGTTGTATATGAAAATCTATTGATTGATACAATTGAAAAAATGCTGAAATGCAAGGAGAAAAAAAACAAGGATTGGCTGCTTCACTATTTTACGCTATACAAAATGGATAAAAATACCATTACAAATATTAATAAACACATTAAACTTTTGATTTCAAATATTTTGAAGACTTTTGAGGATGAGATTAACATGACTACCATGATTGAAAACTCGGTTGAATATATTGAAAAAAATGAGATGTTGCTAAGACACGCAGACATGATGCTATATGAACATCAAAAAGAGATATTTACACTCATGAAAAATTCGCATTTCAATGAGCGTCTTTTAAAATTCAGGGAAGATCTGCAAAATGGTGTTTCCTACGATGAAGATGAAGATGAACCAACTACCGTTTTCAATCCGGATCTGAAAATCCCTGCATCAACACCAAAATTGGCGCTATATATTGCCCCAACTGGCACTGGTAAAACGCTGACACCAATCGGTCTTTCTCAAAATTATCGCGTAATATTTGTGTGTGCTGCAAGACACGTTGGATTAGCACTTGCCAAGGCATCCATTTCAGTTGGTAAGAAGATTGCATTTGCATTTGGGTGTTCTAGCGCAGATGATATTCGGTTACACTTCTTTGCGGCAAAAGAATATACGAGGCATAGAAAATCTGGCGGCATTGGAAAAGTGGATAATAGTATTGGTGATAAAGTAGAAATAATGATTTGCGATGTGCGTTCTTATTTATGCGCAATGTATTACATGTTGGCATTTAATCCAGCGGAGAATATTGTTACTTGCTGGGATGAGCCGACTATTACCATGGATTGTGAGTCCCACGCATTGCATTCATTTATCAATAAAAACTGGAGGGAAAATTTAATTCCAAACATGGTTTTATCGTCTGCTACATTGCCAAAGCTGCACGAGTTGCCGGATACTATTCAAGATTTTACTGCAAAATTTCCTGGCGCAGAAATATACAACATTGTTAGTCACGACTGCAAAAAATCAATTCCAATTATCAATAAAAATGGGTATGTGGTTTTACCGCATTTGTTGAGCGAGGACTATGAAATTATTTTAGAAATTGTGAAGCATTGTGAGCAAAATTTGACATTGTTGAGATATTTTGATTTGGATGAAGTGATTAAATTTATTATATATGTAGAAAAAAACAACTATAACAGCACAAGCAGTTCAAAAATTGACAGAAACTTTGCGACATTAGATGATGTTACTATGCAAAACATCAAATTGCATTATTTGAAATTGCTTGGGAAAATTAAAAGCGGAACTTGGGGGGCAATTTATACTACGCTATACATTAGCAGATGCCGCCGCATTCCGCAAAATAACAGTATTGATGACAAGGGAAACACGCTTAGAACAATTTCTAGCATTGGTCCCGGAATTCAAGCAAAACCATCTATTTCTCAAATTCATGAAGGAAAGCCGCTTATAAAAATGATGAGTGAGCAGATTGTAAGCACATCAACTCCTAGAGAACAAGAAAGGGAAAAAGAAAAAGAACTGGGAAATTGTGCTATTTATGTTAGCACAAAGGATGCATATACTCTAACAGATGGTCCTACAATCTTTCTAGCCGAGGATGTTGAAAAGGTTGCAAGGTTTTGCATTCAGCAGGCCAATATTCCGAGTATAGCAATGGATGCAATTACAGAAAAGATTGAATTTAATAATCGCATAAATGCAAAAATAGATGAATTAGAACATGAATTGGAACATCTTGAAGAAAAAAATAGTATGAAGGAAATTGTGGCCGACGGTGGGGGAAGTCATAATGGTAAAAATTATTCTAAAAAAGATGATAGTAAAAAAAAGAATAATATTCCAAATGAAAATAATAAAGATACGAATAAAATAAATAGTGAATTGGATACATTGCGATTAATGATTAAATCTGCCGAATTAAATGAGACATTTGTGCCGAATAAACAGTTGCATTTGGGAAAATGGGCCAAAACTTTGAGCACTTCTGCTGCTTTTACTAGCGATATTGACGACCAAATTATTATTGAAATAATGATGCTAAAAAACGTGGCAGATAGTTGGAAGGTTCTGCTGTTGATGGGTATTGGTGTTTTCACAAATCATCCAGATATTACTTATACGGAAATTATGAAAAAGCTAGCAGACACGCAAAAATTGTATATGATTATTGCATCAAGTGATTATATTTATGGAACAAATTATCAGTTTTGTCATGGATACTTGAGTAAAGATTTGATATTGACTCAAGAGAAAATGGTGCAAGCTCTTGGTCGCATTGGTAGAAATAATATTCAACAATCGTATTCTATCCGTCTCAGAGACGATGAACAAATTACAAAACTGTTTTATGAGGAAGAAAACAAACCTGAAGTTAGAAATATGAATGTATTATTTGGCAGTGAAATTGTTGAGGCTGCCGCCGTATAAAAATAGAAAAAATAGAAAAAATAGAAAAAATAGAAAAAATAGAAAAAATAGAAAAAATAGAAAAAATAGAAAAAGTTATAAATATAACTGTATTATTTTTTTTGGAGCGATAGCAAAGGTGAGTGACTGTAATCCTCTACGAAGTGAGAACGTTAGTGAAGGATTCTAAACATAAACAACTATTCGGTTGGTAAATGCGGCTCTGCACATTGGGCATGTGTTAATAGTTGGGTTAAAACCACATTCTGCGCATGCACACAAATGATTGCATGGCATAAATACGAGGTTTCTTTCTTGGGTCATGCAAATTGAGCATGAACGGTCTGGGAATAAGTAAGTAGTTTCGTGGTGTTGTTCATCGGGCGTTACATTTATTGTCATTGGAGGAAGAGGTCTAATATAAAATGCATTCTGATATATTTGATTTCCATATTTTTCAATTAATGTAATATTGCTAGACTCAATTGCTGGTGCGTCTTCTGCTGCCATGCCTGGGGGTAAATTTTGCGATGTATGAACAAATTCAACATTTTCTAGATTAAAATCTTCTGTTACTTTTTCTCTCATAATATTGATGAATTGTTCTGTTGTCCAATTAACATCTACATCATATGTATCATGATTTGTTGTCCTGGCAACTTTAAAATAAACACGGATAATTGGATTTGTTGTCATCATTGTAAGTATTTGATGATTTCTATTTATGTTGCATTTTTTAAATCAATTTTTTTACTGTTTTATATTTTAACATTTTTAATTAGAAAAACTTCATCCGCGGATCTTTAATTAAATTGTTTATATATATTATGAGAGATGAAATATATAAGTATTCAAATCCTGCTCAGGCACAAAGAATGGCTTACAAGTATTTAGGTAAGAAAAATGGTAAAATTTTTAGAAGCACTCGCAAGGAGAAGAAGTATATGATAAAAGATCCGAAAACAGATAAGTTGGTATATTTCGGTCAAATGGGATACGAGGATTATACCAAACACAAGAACAAAACACGGAGAAAAAATTACTTGACGCGATCAAGTGGAATGCGAGGTAATTGGAAAAATAACAAATTTTCGGCAAATAATTTGGCGATGCATGTATTGTGGTAAAAAATATATTTAGTTTGTAATTTTTCTTTACTTTACATTAGTTTTCTTTGTGAAATGGAAACGAAATAATTGGAAAGGTAAAAACAGTTATTGTTGCCCACACTTTAAAAATAGTTAACGCGTCGTTGCGTTTTGGTGCAGTTTCATATTCCTTACATCGTGATAAACTTGAATAATATTGAGTTGTTGTATTGTTTTGAAAAGGCAAAATAAATCTGGGAGTCATAAAAAATTGACTACTCAAAGAAATATAAGAGAGAAATAACAATAGTTTTTTATGCATATTATTGTTATTTGTTGTAAATGTTTTAAGCATTTTACACATACTTTACTTTGCTTCCGATGCGTTTAAAATATGAGTTGTTATATAAAACATTTTTGTCCAACGCCTTTGCCAATGTCTTGTCGCTCATTTTTAGCTGTTTTATGCAGTCGTATTTGCAAACAAATTCTTTTACGAGTTGGTTGTTTTAATTTTATGAGCTACAATCAAGATTTACATGATTATGTCCAATTGTTTCTATAACTTCAAGGTATATTCCTGAACCTAATAATGCTCCTCTATTACAATCTAATTTTTTATAAAATTCAAAATCTCCATTAAGATCATGTTTGCATTGAAGACTATTAAAGTACTCTTCGGTTATTTTTATAGACAGCCATTTTTCAACCTCTAAAATAGCTTCTTTCTCTGTTTTATATGTTTCAAAAATTAAAGTATGTTTATCGTAATTTCTTACTATTTCAAATGTTATTTTTTTGATATATCTATTATCATTGTTTATTGGCGCATCATATACAAAATTAAATACAACATTATTATCTACCAAACTAGCGCCATATTTTTCACGAATTTTTACTTTAAATAATGATATTTGTTCATCTAAATCGTATTCGTCTGGCAAAATCATTTTAAGATTTAATCTTTTTCCATCGTTTCTTTTTTCAAAAACAAGGTGAGGTTTTTCGCGCATTACAATTAGCGACACGTATTTGGGCAACGTAGGTGCATCTTTATTTGGGTAAATATCATTTTCTAAATCATCAACAACTTTATTTGCATGTGCAAGTTTTTCTTGAATAGATACATTATTAGATTTTGTAGTTGCCCATGGCTTATCTAACTTGGGATGCTTTTCAACCTTGAAAAACTCTCTTTGTTTAGTATGTTCTGTGTCCAACCATTCTTGATAATAAACTACATATTTTTTCATCATATCTTGGGTTATTCCTTCTGGTAAATCTTTTGCACTAGATTTTCTTTCCCTTTTTGTTCCTGGTTTAATTCCCTTTGTGTTTTGTTCTTGTTCTTTTCTTGTAGCAATTCTTAAATTGTCTAATGCATTATTTAAAGGATTTTGGTCAATGTGATCAACGCTAATATTTTTTGTTCCTTTTCCATTTCCATAACAACCCATAATAATTTGGTGTATGTATAAATCAGCACTTCCCATTATATATCCATTTTTCAATTTAAACCAACTGATTTTTTTGCCATTATTTTTATTAATTTCATATTCTAATATTTTTTGATAGCTTTCAATGCACAATTTACAAATAGTATCCTTTTCACAATACATTAACAGATACTCATTATCGTTTTCCCTTATTTTCCAAATAGGATTTTTCATAACATTTGCATCTTGTCCCATAGTCAAATAATGACCATTAATGTAGTCAATAACATTGTATTTTTCAAGTATATTTTTGTGGTAAAAGTGATATATTTCTACATTGCACCGTCTTAAATCATGTAAATTTTCATTTTTGAAAATATAATGCACAGACTCTTGATTAAAACTATATATAAAATCTAAATAAGTAAATCTTTTATAATTATAAGCATAAGACGGATATAAATCATCTTCATTTGCAAAAACAAATGTTTTATTAAAATTTATAATTCTGTCCTTGTCACTTAAATCAACAAGGTAGGTCTTATTATTATATTCAATAACGCCACACAATAAATCTATATTTGTGGAATATACTGGTTTCATAGTAGATTGTGTGAATAACAATTCACTGTTATTATATAAATCAATTTTATTCATATTATAGATTATAATAATATGAATTATTTAAGTAGTTTTAAAACAAAAATATATATAAGTAAATTTGAAAAGACCACCCAACCCGCTCAATTTGAGTATGCCAACCCGCCCATACCACTCATGATACGGAGAACGTTGTAATTGGTAGCATAAACACGGACCTTAGCGGTTCTTGTTCCCTCAACGGTGGCGTTGGAGAGCACAAGTTGGAGTGTGGCGTTATCAATTCGCGAGAAGTTGCAAGTGCCCGAAGGTTGATGTTCTTCGGGTCTCAATGCAAAGGAATACACGTTGATGCCCTCATCGGGGGAGCGGGTGTGCGCCTGGTAGGGTTGCACCCACGAGAAGTAAGATCCTTCACGCTCAGAGAAGCGATCTTGGCCGTTGAGTTGGAGCTTGGCAACAACGACGGGGTTCTGGCCCCAACAGTGCATGTCCAAAGAGGTCTCAGAGAGCACGAAGGTGCCGGCATCGGAGACAGACGAGCCCTGGTTGTAGGTGTTGTTGGAGGGTTGTAATTGGGCAAGGCTGGTTAATCCAAGAGCAGCAAGGGTGGCGGCGTTGGCATCATTGGGGTTCAAGTTGTAACTGCCAGCAGGGACATTGCCACCAAAGTGGGGCTCAGTCAAGGAGTTGTTGTAAACACCCCCGTGCCAGTATCCAGTGAAACCATTGGGGATGGACTCGTCCATGGCACCAGCGTCTTGGAAAAGACCACGGGCATCAATGAACGCGTTTGCACCCGCAAGCTCAGAAGGACCACCGAAGGAGTGAATGGCGTTGGGGAGGGCATCAATGGCATCAGTGTAGTTGAAGGGCTGGGCACCGAGCACGTTGAAGAGGGTCCCGTTGCAAAGAAGGGAAGAGCAGTAATCAACGTTTTGATCGGGTTGGACAACCCAGATAAGCTCCTTAACGGGGTGGTTAAAGTTGAGCTTGATCTTGTTGGAGGACGAACCGACCGACTCATCACCAGTGAATTGGAGCTGGGTGATGAGGTATTCGTGGGGGTTCTGGGCGAAACGTCTGCGCTCATCCGTGTCCAAAAACACGTAATCAACGTATAACGAGGCCGCAACAAGGGATTGATTGTAAGCGATGGTGGCGCTGACAGGGGTGCTGACGGAGTATTGGTTGGCCATTTGGTTTTGGTAAGCACCCGCGGGGTTTGCGGGAGGAGCCGCAAATCGGGTGGTGTTGCAACTCAATGTGGTAACGGCCCACAAGCACTCATCAATAGGGCGGATATCAAGGTTAATCTTGACCTCGTGGTATTGGAGAGCAATCAAAGGAAGGGCAAGACCAGGGTTGGTGCAAAACCAGAATTGGAAAGGCACGTAAAGCGTGGTCTCAGGAAGAGCGTTACGGGGGGCACACACTTGACGAGGAGCCATGGAGTCGCAAGGACCATCAACATCCGCGAAAGAGGGATCCGTGATGAAGGTAAGCTGAGTGGTGTTACCAATCATCTTGAAGTAACCTCGTTGTTGCTCGGAGGTCATTGTAAGTTGGTTCCAGATGTGCATCCAATCACCATATTGGCGATCTATGCGTTGGCCACCAATCTCAACCTCAACTTGAGCGATGAGTTGTTCTCCGGGGAAATCTAACCAACGAGCATAGACCGCGTTGTTACCAGAGGTAATGTTGGCGGCACTGCCCATAAGTTGGTTGATCTCAGGAAGTGTGACTTGGAGATATGTGCGGTAGGCAAGATCACCATTTCGGCTGATAATGCATGTAACACGGCGGCCGAAATCAGCCTGGCCGTTGAAAGTTTGTTCAATAGATTCAATTGCAAAGTTTGTGTAACGTCTGTATGTGACTTTCCAGAAAGTAATTTGAGGATTACCAGTAAGGTAAACATCTTGAGCGCCATAAGCGACGAGTTGCATAAGACCACCTCCCATAGTTTATATTATTGCTAAAGAAAAAAATTTTTCTGATTTTAATTTAATTAAATTAAATTAATTTAATTAGACAATACACTACAGTTTTATGATAAAATTTTATTTACGTCAAAATTACCCTTCATGAATGAAAGAAGGTATGAATCTAGTAAAATTTCCTTTTTTCCCTCGTGATTTTTTGTAAATATATAAGAATCATTTCTTTTCTTAATACTCCATCCATCGTTGATTGCGTTGAACAAAAATAGCATTTTTTGAAATTTTATATTACTAATTTTAATATCATAATTTGCATTCCCAGGGTTTTCAATATTCACCTTTAATTCAATTTCACTCATCTATTAAAATTCTGAGAAAAGTAAAATGCAGTTTTAACTTGAATTATATAATTTATATTAATAAGCAATTAAATAAAAAATGTGGATTTATATTAGATTACTTAATGCCATCGTTTAAGCCTAAATCAACAAAAAAAATTAAGGTAAATAAAAAAACTTCAACAACATTAGATGGCAAACACAAAGAATTTGTTAATGAATTTAATAAGGATGAAAATGATAAGATACCAAAATTAAAAAAAGAAAAAATGGAAATTCAAAAATTATTAGAATTTAATAATATTGATAATACATTAACGATTGAACAGATAATGGATTATCATGATAAAATTAGCGAAATCGGCAATGAAATTAAATCATTAAAGTCAAAAAAAATAGATTATTTTTTAGATAACTCTAAATTTATTTTTGATTATTTTGAGAATAAAAAAGACATATCTACTGGAAATACTGTAACAAATAAAAATAAAATGCTTGAAACATTTTTTAAAATAAATACAAATAATTCTAGTGTTATAGAAAGTAAAAATAATAATATTTTTCAAAAATATCTTAGCAATATTGATGAGTCGTTTTTAGACATTAATGCATTTTTGCGTCCAACTGATGTATGTCAATCGTGTTTTAAAGGCGAATTAATTCCAATGGATGATGAAGGTGTATTAATTTGCAATGCGTGTTCTAAAAATATGCAATATTTAATAGAAAATGAAAAGCCATCATACAAAGAACCGCCAAAAGAAGTGTGCTTTTATGCTTATAAAAAAATTAATCATTTTAAAGAAATCTTGGCACAATTTCAGGGAAAAGAAACGACTCAAATACCTGTTGAAGTTATTGAAAATCTGAAACAGCAAATTAAAAAGGAACGCATTGAATATTCTAAGCTTACCTATTACAAGACAAAAGAAATACTCAAAAAATTGGGATATAACAAGTATTACGAACACATTAATTTTATCAAGGATAAACTTGGCATTAAACCTCCGATTATTTCTCAAGAATTGGAAGAAACATTATGTAATTTTTTTATGGAAATTCAATACCCGTATGCAAAACATTGCCCTGATTATCGTGTAAATTTCTTGCATTACTATTATGTTTTATACAAGTTATTTGAACTACTCGGGGAACAACATTATTTACCTGAGATACCCATGTTAAAAGATCGGGAAAAGTTGATTGAACAAGACACAATTTGGAAAAAAATATGCGAAGAACTAGATTGGGAGTTTATTGCAACTATTTAGATTTAATTTCTTCTTTTACTTTTCCAGTCGCTCAGAATCCTTCACTAACGTTCTCACTCCGTAGAGGATTCCAGTCGCTCCACCTTCGCTATCGCTCCAATTTCTTTATAAAATAATGTGATATAATTAATTATCATATTATTGTTACACCAAGTTAATTTAAAGCCCACCAGGGAACCCCACAAGATTGGCACCAATGCCAAATCCTGCACCAGAACGAGTGGTCACACCAATGCTGGGGACGTATGTGTCCAAAATGCTAAATGTAGCAGCGGCAGTTAATGCCAACAAGCAGATTTCTTCAATATTCAAAGAACGTTTAGGAATAGCATATGCAGCAATTGCAACCATTAAACCCTCCACCAAATACTTAATAACTCTTTTGACAAGCTCGGTAATATCAAACATCTATATTAATAAATAAGAAAAAAATATATTATACGATTAAAAAAACTTAAAATAAAGATGTCTTAATAATAAAATGGGAGCTCAGTCTAAACTAAAGAAGCAAGAAGGTTCTAATGAATCTCGTGGATTTGAAAAGAAAAAAACCGAAACGGGTAATATTAACCCTAAATATGTGGATGTTTTGGATGAAGATAAACAAATTGCAGGGCAAAAATTTGTTTGTATTTCTTTTATTTCTCCTGAAAAAATTGTTAAACAAAAGGAGTTATTCCTTTTTGAAGAGTTCCTAAAGAAATGGGAATTTTCTAAAAGTATGGAAAAGTTTATTCAGTTTTTGAATTTTGTTAGTTACAAATATAAGTTATCATTTGACGAGATTTCAAAGGACTTTAAGGAATTCTTAAGCGAAGAGCAAGAATTAATCGTCACGGGAAGTATGGAGGATGATTACAAGACCTTTATGGATCAAAATGAAGAAGAACTTGAGAATGCTTTCAATCTTAAATATAATTTTCAAACATCTACGCGTGGAATTAAGATTCGCGGGGTGTATCCAACAATGGAAGAGGCCGAGTTAAGATGCAAAATGCTCCGGGAAATTGATGAAAATCACGATGTGTTTGTTGGCCCAATTGGATTGTGGATGCCGTGGGATCCAGAGGCTTACAAGACTGGACGCGTGGAATACATGGAGGATGAGTTGAATCAATTGATGCATGAAAAGAATAAGAATGAGTCTTTTGCAAAGTCGGCATTTGACCAACGCGTGAAAGAAACAAAGAAAAAGGCGATTGAAGAAAATATCAAGAATGCTGAAAAGACCGGTGCAACACTGACGCAAAATATTGATGCTGATGGCAATTTAATCGGCGTGAGCAACATGAATACTCAAGAAAAGACAATGAAGGACCAAGAAAGTATTTCTGCTGCAGATATTCGTGCTGAATTGTTTGAGGGTGAAAATATTATCATTGGTAAAACCGACAATGGTCAAAGTGAGCTTTTAAGCGGTCCATTTTCTATTAAGGCAAAGGAGGAGTAAAGCCATGTAAAATATAAACCGCAAATATAAACCAACAAATATAAACCAACAAATATAAACCAACAAATATAAACCGCAAATATAAAATATAATTATCTATATATTTTATATTAATGAAGAAGGGAAAGAAAACAATTAGAAGAAAAATTATAAAAGGCAAAAAAAGATATACAAGACGTTCAAGAAAGATTGGTGGCCAAGAGGTTGTCCAACAAAATGTTCATAATATAGAACAACAAATCGCATTTGTCAAGGAAAATGCCGAAGAGTTCTCAAAAATACAAATCAATCCGGAGGATTTCATTCAAATGATGCAAACTGTTTTAGAATATACCAAAAGTCATAATGGTGAATTACCACCAGTTGTAAAACAATCCGGAATAGGATCAGTTGCTTTACTCCAACAACAAATCAACAAAATTGAAGACAAAATTGAAGAAATTAATCAAAAAGGCGGGCTAGCATTTTAATTGTTGGAATAAAAACTAATAGAGTTATAATTTTATTTAGTTTGCTATACAATAATTTTTTTTAAGAACCCTTCACTAACGTTACGGATTCCAGTCGCTCATCTTTGCTATCGCTCCGGCTCGCTTCAAACACTTTTACCATTTGGTCTTTTTAACACTGATTTTTGGTCCTTGCCCGCGTTTTTTCACATTATTTGGGTCATATTTCTCGTCTTCTTCGTCCGAGTGTATATCTTTACTAAGGTCCCAGAACTCTTTTGATCCCAATTTGAAGTCGTTATGTGAATCTGCCTTATACCAAAACACTTGTTCATGCAATCTATTGGATTTTGCATTGTTATTTATCACAAGACACTCATAATTTTCCGTGCATTGATCCATGACCTGACAAAAGGACTCAAATGTTGGAAACATACCCGCATAATTTTCATAGATGCGCTTCCTATTTGCAATATATGGTTCTCTCAAAATAAAAACATAATCTATGTTGGTTCTCAGTGTGGGGGGAATGCCCAGCGGATATTGCATTGTGATGATAAGCATTATTTTCCAATGTCTCATTGGATACCATTTTCCATTAGGCATTTCCTCCTAATATCATAAAATCTACACTTTTTAAATGGGTGTAACATCCTCTCGGATGGGATTAGACTATATTTTAAGCTATCATCAACGTTGATTATACGTTTCAAGCCCACGAGCGTTTAGTCGTTGAACAATCATCATATCCTTATCATAACGGACTTAGATGACTAGCTGCGGGTTATCTTTATTTTATACATTTTTACTATACCTTATGTGATTAGCATAAGCCATCATAATATTTCTATTATAATTTAGTAGCATAAACTTAACAAGACGTCTCCGCAATTTGGACGTGTCGCAAATATGTTAATTTCCTAAACACATTTACTAGCCATTCTTTTGGAATGACTACGGCAAACATTCACCGTTCATAAAGAGGAGACGCATCATTTTATCGCGAGTCCATGCACCATCATAAAGACAATCATCCAAAATAACAAATGCTCTCGGATCAATTGTGCTTCGTTTAAATGTCTCCATTTCCTTTTTAATTTGCTTCAAAACAGATTTTTGTCGCTTTAGAATATTTTCAATGATTGCAGTATTGTATTCATTGTGAATAAATAATTTTGGCACCATTTTGCCATAAAAACCGTTACCTTCTTCAGTTCCTGCTACAACGACGCCTATAGGAATATCTTGATGATAAAAAAGTAAGTCTCTTACAAGAAATGACTTACCTGTATCTCTTCGTCCAATTAGCACTACAACAGGACCTTTTGACTCATTTGGTTTAAAACTAATTGTTTTCATGTCAAATTTCTTTAGTTCCAGAGTCATATTATTCTTTGTTTAGAAAATTCATTTAAATCGGAATACGCATAATAACATTGGAATAATAAATTTTATTTTTGAATTCCTAATTCATTTAGACAAAACTTCTAAAGTAAATTAGCAAATAAGTTAAAAATTAATATTATTAATATATTATTTAGCTAATGGATAACGATACTCTTAAAATTAATTATGAGAAGAGAAAAAACGGCGAATTATTCAAATTGTTCCAAAAGGAAAATTTGACTTTTCTCTCAGACATTCAAAACTATGCACCCATTTACAATAGGTTTTTCTTGTTAAATGATACAAATTACAACGCTGTAAATCTTAATCATAGTTGGTTTTTAACCGATATTAAAAACTGTGCAACTGATAATAAAAATTTATACAATTGTGTCATTCAAAATTTACACACATCAAAAACAAAAAAGAAGCAATTATTTTTTAAGATGGCACCATTATTGGATCCATTCAAATATTTAATTGGAAAATATAATATAAACGACCCAACCTTATTTAATTTGCCAAAACTAACAACTACAGCTGAAATTGGAAACGTGCATCCAAAATTGTTAGACTATAACAATTCCGCTTATGTTGATGGATTTTTTTCATTTCTCTCAAGTTTGCTAATTCATAAATATAATTTCATCAATGGGGTTGATTATTATGGCTCTTTTCTTGGAATAAAAAAACATTTTAAAATAAATGTCATCGATGACTTGGATTATCTTTGCAAATCAGATTTTTTTAATAAAAATAAAAATATTAATTTTCAAGTAGATGATTATAGCTTTTTATATGACAATGAAGACGAAAAAAAATTAGCACCTATTAAAATAGACCATAATATTAGCAATAAATCCTCCCTATCTATAAAATCAATTGACAATAATTTATTTGACGATATTTTTATAAATGATGGCGAAAATACAACTAAAAATGAACTATTTACATTGGATGATCTTAAAGAAAACTCAATTGAATTAATTGATTTACTTAATTCCGAAAATTTTAATACTAACGAAATAAAAGCAACTACCACAATTAAATCTAATTCAACGTGTTCATCAAGAACATCTCATACATCTGATAATGACAGTGCAACCGATTCATGCAATAATTGCGACGAATCGGGAGATGGAAAAAATAGCAAAAATGATGAAAGCATTGAAGAAGACAGCAGCGAAACCAGTGATTATGATGAAGATAGTGAGGAATGCGAAGAAGAACATATTGATGCAACAATACCAAATTTTCCAGTTCAAGTTATTTGCATGGAAAACTGTGAAACTACATTTGACGATCTGATTGTCAATAACGATTTAACTCAAGAAGAATGGTTTTCTGCATTAATGCAAATAATTATGATTTTAACCACATATCAAAAAGCATTTTCATTTACACACAACGATTTACACACAAATAATATCATGTATAACACAACCGACGTTAAATATATTTATTATTGTTATAAAAAAAATTATTATAAAGTCCCCACCTTTGGACGCATATTTAAAATCATTGATTTTGGAAGAGCTATATATAAATTTGACGGGAAAATATTTTGCAGTGATAGCTTTCAACCTGGCGCTGATGCAGCAACACAATATAATACAGAACCTTATTTTAATGACAAGAAACCTCGGTTGGAACCAAATTATAGTTTTGATTTGTGTCGTTTAGCGTGTTCTATTTTTGATTATGTTATTGATGATTTGGATGAAATAGAGGATTTTAAAAAATGCGAGCCCATTGTTAAAATAATTTATGATTGGTGTTTGGATGATAGTGGTATTAATATATTATACAAGAATAACGGTGTTGAGAGATATCCTGATTTCAAATTATATAAAATGATTGCAAGATGTGTTCATAATCACACACCACAAGCCCAACTTGAACGACCCGAATTTAAGAACTACATTGTATCTAAAAATAAGGTCCCATCTGACCAAATAATTATTAACATTGACTCTATTCCATCACTTTCTTCTGAAAATGTGTAAAATAAAAAGTTATTTTATATTTATTAAATAAAATGACTTCTGACGATTTTGGATTTATTATTACAAGACACGTAAATTCTGAAATAACTAATAAATATTGGAATGAATGTATCCAGTGCATTAGAACATGTTATCCTTTAAAAAAAATTATTGTAATAGATGATAATAGCAAAAAAGAATTTTTGAATGCAGAACATGAATATGAAAATGTGGAATATGTAATTTCAGAATTCCCTGGACGAGGAGAACTGCTTCCATATTATTATTTGTATAAGAATCATTATTTTGACAATGCTATTATAATACATGATAGTGTTTTTATTCAAAAACGAATAAATTTTGAATATCTAATACAAAAACGTGTGCAAGTGCTGCCATTATGGCATTTCACTTGCGAAAAAAAAGAAAATTTTCATATAACAAAAGGATTGGTAGCCCAACTTTCAAATAATTTTAATATTATGAATACCTTAATTCACGATAAACAATATGAAAAGTTGGGGAAACTTAATAGTGAAGTATGGACTGGTTGTTTTGGTGTTCAAAGTTTTATAAATCGTAATTTTTTAATCGGATTGCGGAATAAGTATAATTTATTCAACCTTTTAAATTATGTCACAAAACGTTCAGATAGATGCTGTTTAGAGAGAATAATGGGCACAATCTTTTTTATTGAATATTTAAAATCCATAAACCAACATTCATTATTGGGTAATATTAGAAATTATTGTCAGTGGGGATACACATATAATGAACATTGTGAAAATATTCGCAACAAAAAAATAAATACATTACCAGTAATAAAAGTGTGGAGCGGGCGTTAGTAACAAATTAAATATAACGTTCTGAAATTTACAAATCAACCGAGCACAATGCATCCATGTGTCGCATAGTATAAATAGGTTCCTCTTGATACAGATCGCATGTTTCGCGGAAATCAAAACTTTCAAAATGAACTGCGCCAAAGTGTTCAAATTGATAGCTAAAAACATGCCCGTTAAATTCAATTATTCTTTTTCCACCTTTTGTCATATTCAAAATTTGCATATCTGCGGCCCTAATTGCTATGCCCCTACATTTAAGATGCAACAATGTGCTAGTTTCCGGCAAATACATATAATATTCTGCACCAGTTTTTAAAAGTTTGTCGACATTATGGTCTTTATTTATTTTTATTAGACCATTGCAAGTAGTTATAAATAAATGTTCCCTTTTTGAGTCTTTTGACGCCATTGTATTTGATGATATGTTAGTATATCCGTTTATTTTATATTTCAATTTTTTTTGTGTCTGCTTTTTTTGGCGATTACAAAAAAAATTGAAATGCTTTTTTAGATTTTTGGTCAAGTCAAAAACCCACATCAATTTTAACCATGAGTTCTCTTCCCCTTCTGCCTATGAATATTGTGAATCGGATCCTTCGGGATGCCGACATACTGGCCAAAAGAAAAAACATTCGCCGGTTTATTTATAACAAAGTTTCCGCCAACCATGAATTCCGAGCAATTTTTAGAAAAGGGTATTTGAAGAAATTTGCAGCAGTTGGGGAGTGTATGCGGTTCAAAATGCAGAACCCACCGCAATTCACGTTGATTCTGCCAAGAACGGTTTTAACGTCAAGCCGAGAGGTCATGAGCTTCACCCGCAACTGCGTTCAGACACCGGAAGAGAGAGAAGCAACCGTGTCGCGCATGAGGCCTGCAATGATTTATAAATTTCCTCAAAAAACGGACACTGACGCATATGGGGGTGAGATGGAATACAAGTATTCTTACTGCGCATTTGATAACGGGTGCGTTTTTATTGAAAAAAATACTTTTGAGGATGAAGATGATTATTATCTGCTATTCTATCGCGGATATATTTGTCTAGATGGACGCACCTTTCCCATCTTTGCCCAGCCTGAATCGCATCACAATCACCAAGAAACACCTGAACAAAACCCGCATGGAATTGACAATTTCACGGAAATAAGATATCTAGAAAAAGAGTTGGGACAAAAAGTGCGCATTCCAGGCAACAGTCAATCCGATTGTAAAGTTTTTGATGAAGAAACCCGGCAATGGATTTGGAATTGCTTCTTTACAAATGAAGAAGCCAGGTTTTTGGTTCCCTTTTACGAAGAGCCAGAGGAGGATTACGGCTATTATAGCGATTAAGAAAAATTAAAACCCTGGGTTATCAGTAAAAACCGCTGGATTTAATATCGCACCATCACCGCCCTCTTGCATAACAGGTTTCAACTGGTCTATAACAAAGCTACCCGCAACCACACTAAAATAAACTAATAATGAATCACGAATCAAAAATTTGAGAGGCTTACTTTCTCTATCCACAAATCTCATTTCAATAAATTTAACAAGGAAAAACACAAAAGAAATAATTCCTGCGACCACAAATGTATTCATTTAATGTAAATGACTACATTCTTATTTATATTTTTACGCAAACTTACAAATTTTTACGTTTTTTTGCATAACTTATGG